TCTGGTCATACTTTTGTTATGGATGATAGTGTTGAACAGCCTACTGGAACACCAAATTGGCAAAGATCACTTAAAGATTTTGATTTTGGTTGTAGTGATTTATATTTAGGTAGAACATATTGGAAAAGTTGCACTGGTCATGTGATTTCAATGAATGATGTTGAACAACCTTCAACTGTAAGAACAGCTGAAAATGGAATTAAATTTAAAACTGCCCTTGGTAATGAAATTTCATTATGTGATGAAACAATGTCAAGTTGTCCAGGCATTGGCGGTCCAACTCGTGGCATAAGTATGAATTCCACAAGTAATCATGTGTTTAAAATGATTGACGAAGGTGTTTTTCAGCAAAGTATGCAATGTAGAAAAGATGGCAATGTTCCTGAAAGCAATGCAGATAAAGCCTATGTTCAATTAAGAAGCGGTTATGGTCTTGAGCTTTATATGAGTGATAGAGATAGTCAAAAAGAAACAAAGTCTCAGTTTATTAGAATAAATGCACCACAGACAGACAATAAGGAAAGAGGGCCACACACATTAGAAATGCAAGAAACCCCAGTTGGAAGAGGGTATGTGTTTTTAAGGGCTGGAGGCAATTATCTTACATATAGTTATGATAGTCACTATGAGATCGTAGGAGATTCTAAAAATAATCCAGCAGACAAGCTAAGCATGGTTACTAAAGATAGAGTTTCAATTACTAGCAATTACGATTACAGAGTAAACGACTATTTCTTTAATGCTTCAAAGAAAAGAGCATATTTATTAGGTGGACTAGGAGATTGTAAAGATAATAACGGAGGAGATACTTATTGTATATATCCAATAATAGTTTATGATAAGAAAAATAATAAATTAAGAATAAGTGACAGAATTTTTGGGTCTTGTTCAGATAAAGCTGAAATACCTACATTAGCTAGTATAGATCCAATTGCAGAAGGCAATCAAAATGGACAATCTAATCAAAATAATCAAAATCTAGTAATTTAAAAAAAACTAAAATTACTACATAATATTATGAGTTTTATTTTAAAAGGTGCTCCTTATCCAATCAGTAAGTCTCCATTAGGATATTTATTTACACAAGAAGGAATAAATGCCTTAAAATCAGATTTGGTACAATTATTAATGACTAATCCATACGAAAGAGTCATGCTTCCATCATATGGAACTCCTTTGCGTAAGCTTTTATTTTCGCCAAATGACACAGCTGTTGTAGAACAAACAAAAAAAATGATAGCAGCTTCAATTGAAACTTGGGAACCTAGAATAGTCATATCAAGTATTGAAGTATTTAATGGTTACGATAATACTTTAAATCCATCAAATAATAATCCAAGTGTTTTAAATGATAACGATCATGTTTTAACAATTAAAATTAAATTTTTTGATCCACAAAGAATTGATTTTGTAGAAGTTTTAACATTACAATTACCTGTAGGAGAATGATAGAAAATGCAAGAAAAATGTGATATTATTTCGCCTTATGATATAGGTTCTACGCCAAAACAAACAAACATTGTTTCTTTGAATTATACCAATCAAGACTTTTATTCGATGAAGAGTAGATTAGTAAGTTTTATTAAAGAAAAATTTGGTAATGATTTTAATGATTTTGTTGAATCTAGTCTTGCAATCATGTTGATTGAAAATTTTGCTTTTTTAGCAGACACTCTTTCTTTCAAAATGGATCAAATTGCAAATGAAGTTTTCATTGATACTGTAACTGAATTAGACAATGCTTTCAGGTTGGCAAAATTAACTGGTTTAAAGCCACAGCCTCCAATTGGATCTAAAGCTTTGTTTTCCGCTAAAATTAATGCAATTCAAACATTTGATGTGGAAATTAAAACTCCTTTTGAAATTGATATAGTTTCAAATCAAGAGCCTTTTTCTTTTGAATTATATGCTGCAGATTATTTGAACAGGCCACTATTTGGTGAATCTATTACTATTAGAGCAGGACAATTAATTAATTCAAATATTGTTGGTATAGCTGGGAGAACTAGAAATATTGAATTTACTTCAACAGGTTCAATTAATTTAATTCTTTCATTACCAAGTTTTTCTATTATAAGTGATTCGATAAGAGTTGTTATAAACGGACAAGAATGGGAGCAAGTAGATTACTTTACTTCTGGTTTAGCTAACAAAGAATATTTAGTAGAATATAATCCAGATTACAGTGCAAGTGTTATTTTTGGTAATGGAAAAGGTGGTTTAGTTCCTTCGGTAGGAAGTCAAATTGAAATTTTATACAGAGTAGGCGGTGGTCCAAATGGAGATATAGTTACAAACTTTGCAACTGCAGAAAGTTTAATTCCAATAGAAGGTGTTCCAGCAAGTGTAACCGTGTTTTTATCTAATTATACAAAAGGAGAATTTGGATACTCTGGAGATACTGTAGAAGAAATTCGTCAGAAGATACCTTTGTATTTAAGAACTCAAAATAGAACTGTTTCTGGAGAAGATTACAAGACTTTTTCGAATCAATTTGCAACAACATATAATGGTATTATGGGTAAATCTACAGCTGCCTTAAGAAGTTATGGTTGTGCTGCTAATATCATTGATTTGTTTGTTTTAGTAAGAAGCGGTGCAAATGGCTTGGCAAAAGCAAATTCTCAATTTAAAGAAGAACTAACAAATTCTATTGATGAAATAAAAATGCTTACTGATGTTATTTGTTTAAGAGATGGAGAAATCGTTGATGTTAATATTTTAATTGATGTTGGAATGGACAAGTATTATAAAAAGTTTGAAGATGACATTAGATCAAACATTGAAAACAGCGTTGAATTATTTTTCAATTTAAACAATTGGGATTATGGTCAAAGCTTACAGGAAACTGATGTAATTCAATCTATGTCAAATTTAAAACAAATAAAGAATATTGATGTTACATTTAATACTGTAGAAATGCCTTCATCGAAAATTATTACTACAAAATATTATGAAATCATTAGACCAGAAAGTATTACAATAAATTTCTTGTATAATTAATTATGGCAGAAAAATATTATTATCAAAATCCAAAAGTATCAGACACGGTAGTATTCGACTTATATACTCCCGATGCAAATTGTTGTTTTTTTGAAGATCCTTTTGAAGTTGTATCAATTAAAATAAATTTTGTTGAAAGAAACTTCGTCAATGACTCTTCTGCTTATACAAATAATCAAATTACAAATAGAGATTTAGAGGTTCAATATTTAGAAGCAAAACAAAAAGTTTGTGAATTTCCTGACAATCAAGATTATGTAGCAAAATTAAAAATAATTCAAAGAAATTTACTTCAAGATACTTCAGCACAGCTTAACAAAATTGAATTTGATAATCTTTTATCTGTGGAAGTATATGGTTCAAAAAACAATCCTGTTTGGACAGCAATCAAAACTAATTCTGTATTGGAAAAAGTTGTAGATGCAGGAAGCGACATTTTACATGGTCATTTTAAATTTAAATTTAAAAAAGATGGACTTAGAGATGGGGATTATTTTATAAATTGGAAATGGCGACCAAATAGTTCTATGCAGACGCTTTCTTCTAGTATTTATTTTAGCTTGGCAGCAAATGTGGCAGAGTACATAGCCCCAAATAATCTTGAAACATCGAAAAATAAATATCCAAATTTATTAAACAAATACCTTCCAGATGTTTACAAAAACAAATTAAGTAATACTGATTTAAGTCCAGAAGTACTAGAAAAATTTAATAATGCTTGTGGAGATGCATTTGCTTTTTTGGAAAATCTAACAAACAGAATACCTTTATTATTAGATTCTAACTTAATCCCAGAATATTTCCTTCCTTATCTTGGAAACTTTTATAAGCTTGCGTTTAAATCAAATGATCCAATTAGGTGGAGAAGACAAATAGCTAAAGCTGTGCCAAATTTTAAATTAAAAGGCACATTAAAAGGCTTAGAATCAGTTTTAGGTGATGCTGGAATAATTCTAAGAAAATATACATCTCTTTATCAAATTTATTCAAAGTATACTTGGAATGATGTTTTTTATCCTTTGAATGGTCAGGTGCAATTCACACTATCAAAAATAAGTTTACCTATAAACAATAAGAATTTTGCCTTATATTTCAAAAAAGAAAACGGTGATTTTATTGAGCAACCATTATCAAATATAATAATTAATACAGAAAACAATATTAGCACTGTTACATGGATTGGATTTGCTTTTAAAAACGGAAACACTTTAAAAATACT